TGCAACAACAGCCCCAACAATTACATCTGCAACAGTTCCTAGTGCTTCTCAGATAGCACAACAACCTCAAGTAACAGCACCTCAGTATCAGGCAGTGACAGGACAAACTGTACCTCAAATGACTGCTGCACAAGGCACTGTATCTCAAGCTATGGTAGCGGCACAAGAAGATTTAACATCACTACCACCTGAAGCCACAGTTCAAGGGCAACTAGCAAATATATCTCAATCCATACAGTCATCCGTAGATGAAGGTAAACCCTTACCTGCATTTGCACAAGGTGCTAAAAAAATTGTAGACGCAGCCATGCAACAAAGAGGCCTTAGTGCTTCTAGTATTGCGGCAGAGGCTCTAGCTTCTGGTATATTGCAATCATCTATACCTATTGCTCAAGCTGATGCTCAAGTATATCAACAAGCTATATTCCAAAATTTGTCTAATAGACAACAAGCTGCAGTTTTAAATGCTCAACAGTATTTCCAAATGGATATGCAAAATTTATCTAACAGGCAACAATCAAGTTTAACAAATATACAACTAAGACAACAAACATTATTATCAGACCAAGCAGCTTCCAATGCTTCACTACAATTCAATGCACAAAATCAAGGTCAAACAGACCAATTTTTTTCAAGCTTAGAGGCACAGATAAATACTAATAATGCACAAAGAACAGATGCAATGAATCAATACTCTACATCTGAAAAAAACAAAATAGAAGCACAAAATGCACAAAATCAAATAGGTGTTGCTGAAGCTGATGCACAAAGACAGGCTACTATTAATCAATTTAATTCTCAACTAGAAGACCAAAGACAAAGATTTAATGTAGAGAATCAAAGAGTTATTGACCAATCAAATGTAACTTGGAGAAGAAGTGTCAATACTTCAAACACTGCAGCAATTAATGCTGCTAATCAAACAGATGCACAAAATTTATTAAATATATCTAACTTTGCTTTGTCAGCATTGTGGCAACAGTGGAGAGATGAAGCATCATGGATAAATACTTCTTCTCAAAACTCTAAAGATAGAGCACACAATGTAGCAATGGCTGCTCTAGAAAGAGAAACAGAATTAGCATTGTTAGACGAAGAATCACAGGGTGCTTTGAATCAAATTATTGGTGCAATAGGACTAGAAATATTTAGTAGAGTATAAGGAGATAAAATGGCTTTAGGATTTAGTGAAATATTTAGTATAGGAGCAAGTATATTAGGAGGAGGTATTGGAGGAGGAGGTATGTCTCAAACACCCCAAGCCCCTGATATAAATTTTACAAGGTATATGAGAGAGACTGCATCACCAAGTGAATCAGAAGCAGTAAGATTTGGTGAATCAACATCATACTCTGAATTTTTAAGGGCATGGGATAGTTATTTAAATAATGATTACGCTGAAATGTCTAAAAGGATAATAAAATAATGGCAATGGAGAGACAACAAAATCCTTTCGATACCCCTATACCAGGGCAGTCATTAACTGATGAGCCTAAAAATTATGTGTGGGAAAACCCTGCTAGATTTTCTAAAGTAGAAGATGCTGCAACATTTATATGGGAAGGATTACACAAAAAAAATACACTAACTAAAATTATTTTAATGTTAGAAACAGGAGTTTCCGTAGAGGCTGTGACAAGAGTAATTATATTTTCAGGATTTATAGAGGGTGCTTTTTCTGTAGATACTTCTATTTTATTGACACCTGCTGTACAAAAAATGATACTAGCTATAGGTAAAGCAGCCAATATTAAAGAAATTAAAATTAGTAAACCTGAACAAAATGAAACAAAAAAAATATTAAAAGACTTATATAAAACTAGAAATTTTTCTAGAGATATAGAAGATAAACAAAAACAAGATAGTAAAAAAACAGTAGAGACAGAAAAAGAAAAAGGCCTTATGTCTAAAGAAGGAGATGATTCGTAATGAGTTTAATGAGTGGTAAATTTTTAAGGGGTGTAGCTACAGGTGCAGGAAAAAGGATGCTCTATCGTATGGAACAAAATAGAAGCATTGGTGAAAAAGGTTTAGAAACATTAGCACAAGCAAATGAAATAGTTAAAAAAGAAGTAACAGATGCAAAAAAAATTTACGACACAGCACTACAAGTAGGTGGTAATGTAGGTGGAGGAACTTTTGCTAATTATATATTTGCTACAGAAGATATAGAATATATTGCTGCCCTTCAATCAATGACACCTGAGAAAAGAAATGAAGCGTTTGCAACATTAAAGGAAAATTTTAAAAAAGAAACAGTAGAATCACAAGAAAGCTATTCAGATTATACTAAAGTAGCACAAGACAAATTTGCGTCATCTGTAAACCAATCTAAAATAGACAATGGTTTAAAAATAAAAAGTAATATTCCTGAGGGCACTACAAACTTTTTAACAAAAGCTATGTATTCTTTTCCAAAAGATATTCAAAAAAGACAACAACAAATTGTAGATGAGTTTGACCCACCAGAACTAACAGAGCCTAATGAAATAAAAAGTGGGTATGAGTCTATTACTCGTATACCTTTAAACGTAAAAATAACCCAAAATGATATACTAGGATATTTAAAAAATACCATAGAAACTTTAGGATTTGATGATTCTGCTAAATCTTTTAAAAATGATTATGATATATTAATTAATCCTAATTCTAGTGTAGTAGATAGAACAGTTATTCTTAATAAATATTATAATACAGTTTTAGAAAATAAAATACCTATTACGCCTGTAACAATGACAGGTAGTCAAGATGAAACATCATCACAAGCATTATTAGAAGACGAGACTCCCCCTTACGAAGAAAAAAACACATAGGATATATAAATGGATATTAGAATGTCTGATGGCCTACTTGTAAGTTTTCCTGAAGGTATGCCTATATCAGAAATAAAGGAACAAACTAGAAAATATGAAGATAAAATTAAGAATCAAATTGATTCAGAAAAAGAATTAAATGATGAGTCTATTGGTATAGGAGAATCTACTTTAAAAAAAGATAGGAATAAACTTACTACCATAGGTACTAATGTTTATAAAACATATAGATACGCACCCGTAGCAGGGTGGAATGGTTATAGTGCTTTGGCCAATCAAATATTTGCTAATGTACCTGAAAAATTTATAAAGATAGAAGACATGAAAAAGTCAAGGCAAAAAAACTTTGACCCTAAAAAAGAAGATAGTAAGTTTAAAGGGACTATGATGGCTTGGTATGATTTTCATAAAGACCAACAAGAGCTAGATGAGAAGCAACAAGTAGAAGCACAGAAAAAAGCAGGTTCAGGATTTACATCTAAAGTTATTGAAGGTATAGTTCAGACACCTGGTGTCATTGCTCTATATACCCCTCTAACTGTAGCAACAGGAAGCCCTATGACAGGATTTGCATTAACTAATATGTTAGCAGAATCTGAAAAAAGAGAGGGCGAAACTAAACTTGGGTATGCTAAAAGAGTAGGATTTGCAGGTGCAGAAGGTGCATTAATGGGTAAATTTTTATCTCAAGTAAATCAATTTAGAATACCTACAAGAGTCACAGGTATGGCAGCTATGGGAGCAGCAGGTCCTGCAGAAAATGGCGAACAAAGAATAGCAAATGCTACAACCTTTGGTTTACTAGGTATCTTTGGCCCTAAACTTGCCAATCAAAGTAAATTAGATTTAGCAACAGAAAGTATAATTAATAAAACTAAATCAGTAATAGAACAACAGAAGAATATAGCTAAAGCTGAAAGGGCAGTAAGCGATACTCAAAAATCTTTAACAGCAGTAATAGACCAACACACCCTTTATGAAAAGCAAGTATCTGATTTAACTATACAAAATGTAAAATTAGAAAAACAAAAAAATAATGCAAAGTCTCAAGAAAGTAAAAATCAAATAGACCAAAGTATTACAAATAATAATTCTACAATTAAAAGCATTAACGCAGAAAAAGGAAAATTAAAAACAGCAATGGATAACTTGAGCGCTGTTTTAAGAGATAATCAATTATTTTCTACAAAGTTTATGAGAGACTTTGATATGGTTTCATCATTGACACCAACTGAAGCTAGAGTTTTATTAGTCAAAGGTGTAGATGCAGTAGTAAGTAAAAAAAGAAAAAATACAGAAACAGGTAAGTATGAAACAAAAGAAGAAAATACAACACAGCTTAGAAGAAATGCTAAGTATATGGAAAAAGGAAAACACGAAAGTCAATTTGCAAATTTATTAGACGCAATGGCTAGAGGTGTTAGAAAGTATGTAGTACCTGCAAAATTTTTAGGTGATTACCCTGTAGCAAAGTATGGAGTAGATTTAGTCAGTAGATATAATATGGAAGTATCATATATGACAAAGTTATTCTTAGAAAATCCTCAAGCATTTAAAACTATAGGCTCAAGAGATAAAATAAAAGGATTTAGTCCTTTAAAATACACAGCATTAAATCCTTCTGAAGGTATTGGAATCATTGCTTTTGAAAAATTACCTTTAAATAGTCAGGCCAAAGTTGTAGAAACAATGTCTACCTTAGATGCTGAGTATACTTTGTATAGAAAAATGCCAAAAGAAGAAAGGTTAGAAGATTACAGATTTGATAATAAATCAGGAGAAGCTACCCAAGGATATATGGATAGTTTTAAACTAACAAAAGCAGAACTTAATGCTGTAAAAGATATACAAAAATCATTTGATGGCCTACAAAAATTTTATAATCAGCATGTTGTAAACTATGGAACTAATTTATCTAAAATAAATAGAAGACCAAACTATTTTCCTAGAATATATTTAGGAGAATACAAAGTTTATGTGAGCAATACTAAAGGTGATTTGTTGGGAGTGTATGGTGCTAATACTTTAAAAGAAGCAAATGCAGTTAGAAAAAAATTATTAGCAGAAGGTGAATTACAATTAGAGTCAGGTGTATTTTTACAACCTAAAGACTTAAAAATAAATATTCGTTCTAGTAATCAAAGTCAAGTAAAAGATATATCAGCAGAAGTATTTCAAGATGTTATGAATTTAGTTGTTAGAAATAAATCTAATAAAAAAGCTATTGATGCATTAGATAAAGCAGTAAATCAATTATATATTCAAAGAGGATTTAATGTACAAAAAATAAAAAGAACAGGCAAACAAGTAGCAGGTTATTTAGGTACATATGGAAGTCCTAAAAAAAGAGTAGAAGATTTTAAGAAAGCTGTCACAACGTATATCAGTGGCGGTGTACAAAGTGCGTTAAGAATAAAATTAGCTAAAGAGTTTTCACAGTTTTATACTACACCTATTGGTAAAGGTAAAGATGGTAATTTTATTACAGGGCCTAGAGGACAAAAAACTATAGCAGATTTATACCCTGAAGATTTTAAATTTGCTAGTATGTATAAAGATAATGCTGTAGGTTTACCCATTAATAAAATAGTAGAGACCCTTAGAAAAAGTCCTGAAGGTGTTACTGTAGAGAATATGGTTAGTAAATTCTATGGTAAATCTGCAAACTATGCTAATATATTTTTCTTGTTGATGTTAAATCCTAGATTTATTATGCTACAAGGAATACAACCTCTTCAAATGCTACCTCATAAATTAGCGGGAATGACTGTTGAAACTAGAGGTGGTACCATGGCAGATGCTACTGCCCACGCTTATTACTCTACAGCCTTAGGTATGATGCGTACACTAAAGCCCACAGAATTTAATATAGCATTAACTAAATCTGCAGTTAGACAAAATGTTATAACAGAAGCTATGTTAAGAGAATTTATGGGAGATACTTATTTTTCTCAAGGTAAATTAAATGCAAAATTTGCAGGTAGAAAAGCACTAAATTTTGTTAATGGTAAAATCCCTGTAGGTTTTATGGAAAAATTTACAAGATTACAAGCTGTAAATATAATAGGTGAACACATGTTAGCCTTAGGTTATAGTAAAGATTTTATTATAAAACAAGCACCTTATATAGCTAATCAAAGAATGGTAGAGTATCATTCTTATAATAGACCTATGATGTTTAATATGTTAGGTGCTATATCTAAACCTGCAGGATTATTTAAAACATATGCACATAATTGGTATGGTCAAATGATTGAGGCTGTCCAAAAAGCCGACTTCCAAAAATTAAAAATAGGTAAACAAAAATTGCCTATACCTGTACCAAAAGGACAAACAACACAACTCACAAACTTTATAGCTAGTCAAGCATTTTTTGGTGGTCTTAAAGGTGTAGTTGGTGTAACCTTTGTAGACTTTGTAATGAAAAAATTAGGTATGGAAACAACTCTTAGTGATTTTTTAATTAAGGCAGGACTACCAGATATATTTTTATATGGTGCACCATCAACAACATTACAAGCAGATATGAGTAATTCTCTTATGGCTCCCACTACAGACCCGACTGAGGTTATAAACTTTCCTAGTTTTGAATTTGCAATAAACGCAGTAGCGGGTATAAGTGAATTAAGCAGATACTATACTTTACATAAAGCAGGACAACAACTTACAGGAGAGCCTTTTTTAGATTACACACCACCTGCAAATTCAGAAGTGAGGGATGCTTGGAAAAAAGTCACACCTACATCACTACATGGATGGATAGAGAGTTGGTATCAAAATCATGATGACCCTTTTTATATTCAAAGTAAAACAGAAAATATAAAAAGAGAAGATAAAGACTGGTTTGCTAGAAAATATTTAGCAATGAGAAGTTTAGATGAAGCAAAAAAAATGACATTTAAATACATGTTAAAAAGAAAAATGGGGCAAGAATCTATGAACAGGTCTGATTTTGTTAGGATGATGGCGGAGTCATACATAAAATTTAATGGTGACACTGGAGAAGCATGGCCTCAATGGATGTATGACTATGCAGAAGAAAAATATGGATTTAAAAATTATGAAGAATTACACAATTCAATAAAAAGAATGTTAAGTAATATGCAATCTACCTTTACAGAACAAATGGAAAAAGGTGGTATTACAGAGCAAGAACAAGAGATATACGAAAAATCAATAGAATTAGGTATAGGAGGATTTTAATATAATGTTAGGTGGATTACCAGTAGAAATGATTACAATGCTAGGCTCTAGCTTACTAGGTGGAGTAATGTCCATATGGGGACAAAGCATTAAAGCAAAACAAGAAGAACAAAAGATGCTATTGGCAAGAGCAGAAACTCAAATGTCTTTTGTAGATAAGGCAAGAACATATGAGAACAAAGGCTTTCAATG